AATCGACAGTTTTTTCAGATATCACTGTTGTATTGGTGCTGAATTTGAATAATATTGAAGTGTTTCCTACAGTATCGTCTTTATAGTAAACAGGCTTAGATGCAGACATCCCGACAAAGAATGCACCATCATCGGATTCTGCACAAGTTACGATAGTATTTCCATCGATCTTAGCAAATAATCTAGAGACATCGCTTATTTTTATTTCGGGAGCTTCGAAATACTGAATATTTTGGATCGCTGTGTTTGTAAGAGTGTCAAATATTGAATATGTTCTTCTTAAATGTACAAACTTGTCTGACTGAACCGCAAAAAAGTTTGAACTGCCAGATCCATTTACATCATATATAATATTAGTGACAGGTTGATACCATGGATAGGTTGCGACCAAGTTCCATGGTCCATTGATTACACTTTGAGGCAATTCAAGATATCCTTTATTGGAAGATAGATTTGTGAACTGTAATGTGTATGGGATATAATCCTTAACCTCCACATTTTGTGAGTAAGATGACACCAGAGCATTGTTTTGGCAATCAAACACCAATAGATTCACCGCATAAACACCCGGAAAGTTATAGTATTTCGTAGCTGTCAGTGATTTTGATGTTGTACCATCACCAAACGACCAAACAACATCTTTATTTGGAAATAAAGACAGATCTGGTACAAATTTGAATGGGGTAGCCTCTAAACTATAAGAACTTAAAACATTTTCGTTTTTATAATCATAGACATCAAATGTGGTGTATGTTGTTCTTAAATCAGGCATCGATTACTTCTATTTTATTTATTAATGACTGCGGAGAATAGAAATATGGAAATTTGTAGAATGGAAGTGTAGTTGTTTGGTTTACAATTTCATTATCACTATTCACATATACAGGATTCCATGATAAGAACGAAACACCGTTGAAGAATGTATTTTCTCGGGTGTTTTCTGTTCTTATTGATGATACTCCTTCAATTCCAAGAATATTCGCCGTTAAATCGGTGAGATTCAAAGTTTGTCCAAGTTGGTTATTAGATGTTTTGAAGAAATTTAAAATGGTTTCATTCACTTTGGCTTTTAGAATTCCTTTGTTGATCTTATTATTTTTATTGCGAACAACTACAAGTTTCGATTCATCAACAACACTGTAGAGTGAATTGATTGTGCTGAATCCAATGTCAAACGCTGTGTAGATAGGATCTCTAGGCACAATTTCGTTTGAAATCATCTTTTTATCTCTGGTGATATCGATTATTAAATTTTTGAATGATTCACTCAGATAATTTGGATACCCACCGTCTTGCAACACATCGAATTTTGGAACACAGAATATATTAACATTGTTAAAGTCACAAGAATCCGCAAAGTTGACCTGATTTATCAATACTCTGTTGACTTTATTTGGATCAACACATATTCTATAGTAATAATCGATATATTCATCAATGAACCTATCATTATCCACAACTTTAACCGAATTCAATATATTTGGAACGCTCTTGTTTAAGAATTTTTCATAATCCTCTTCAGTCACTAGTCTGTATTGTGCAGCTAATAGATAAGGCGCATTGTTCTTGATAGATTCAACGGTTTCTGCTTCACTTACAGTTGTAGAGTTTAGAGGATTGCTGAAAGTTAACAACGGACTGATTGTGGTTGTTACGATTTGAGAATTTGACGCTGTTGTATCTTCGTAAATTTGATTGAATGTGGTTGTAGTGTATGTGAACAACTTATTACCATTGATTGCATTCTTACTTATGATTCCTTTGTTGCCATCACTGAGAATGTACATCACTTTAACCTCATCTCCACTGTTCAAGCGTTTTCCAAAGGTGTTGTTGCCAAATTTAACTTCGTAATGTCCATTTTCATTCAATCGAATTTCATATGCGCGTTCGGTTGGATTAGTCAAGTACAGTGTGTCACTTTCAGAGTATTGATACCAAGTGTCGGTGTCAACTTCCTTTACATAAACACTGATTGTGCCATTTGCAATAAATCTGGTGTCTTTTGGGTCAACCAAGTTATCAACAACAATTGGAAGTGTTTCAAAATTTAAACCTTCGGAGGTATATGTTGGATATTCTTCAACACTTCCTTGATAAAGGATCAAGTTGTTATTGATTGAGTCAATTGTTTCTTGAGAGGTTGTCGTTTTTTCGAATAATGTGTCGTCAAGTATGGTGTATTGCACACTATCAACCAAGAAATAGCTGTATTTTCTGATCATGTAACTTCCAATCGCCAAATTGGCAGATGCAACACAGTTAATAGGAACGATTGATGTCTGCTGACCAGTTGGTTTGTATCCAATCAGCTTGACAATACGATTCATGTTTTCATAAATCGAAGACTGGTCGAAAAGAGATTCAGAACTGTTTTGGTTTAGATAAAACATCAAAACATGGGTATAATATGCCAATATTTCAATAAGAAATGACATATTACTGCCTTCATAGTTCTGATCGGTGAATGTTGAGTTTTCGTTTAATCTTTGAATTATGAAATTTTTTAAAGAAACGGCATCGAAGTTAACATATGCGGTTTGTGGAAGATTATATTCCAATGTATCTTTATCGCTCATTAGGAAATATTTAGTTATACAATCGTGTAACCTGTGGAAGCAAGTTCTGATTTTATACTCAATCCATAAATATCGAGAGATGGCACATCGATTTGAAGTTCGATATTGTATTGATTGTTGTCTTCATCTGCAACGACATTCACACTTTTCAATACAATACGGGGTTCCATTCTTGGAAGCTTGATTTCAATATCATCTCTGATCAGATCTGTGGTGAAATCGTCAATTGGTTCAAATAGATATTGTCGAAGATCAACGCCATATGTCGGATCTAATATTTTCTCTCCCGGAGTGGTTAATAATGCATTTACAACACTGTTTTTAACGGATTCTACATCAAAGATTGCTTGAACATCCTTTAGAACTTCATTTCTATTTAATTGGCTATTGTAGCTGTATGACGGAGACAAATCCAACGACAGATCCTTGTATAAAAATCCATTTGCTAAAGCTTTTTTTGAGACAGAGGGAACCTCTAGTGATTTTATCTTAATAGCCATGTATAATATTTAACACACGGGAACTACTCGGATTTCTTTTTAGGTTTTTTCCAAGATACTCGTTTAGAGCTTTTCTTTTTATACATTTTACCTTTAATTTTATCACATGCTGCTTTTGTCGCTCTACAAGCTGGATAACTACCTTTAGAAGTATCATTTCTTCCACAAGGCCCACCTGTTTTACAGTTGATCCAGCCTTTGAACTTGCGACCTTTCTTATCAACATGAGGAGCGAACCAATCACGGAGATTTTCGAGAAGTTCTATTTGGGTGTAGTATACAGTATCATCAATTATATTCATTAATTTATTTTACCTTTTCGTTTAACACACTTCTGAACGTACCCACTTGAATAAGCACTAGGCCAGACATCGTATTTAGCTTTCGCTTTTGCTTGACACTTAGATCTTAAAGGAGATACCTTTTTCTTCTTTTTCTTTGAAAATTTTTCAAGAAGAATATTGTAAAGTTCGTTAAATTCGTTCATAATTTGAATATATTGTAAGTCAACTTACCAATCTGCACATGCAGCCGCTTTTGGACTTCCTGCTTTAGCAGTTGAACATTTATGCCTTGCATGAAAGGATTTCTTTCTCTTGGTATTACCGCTCTTACCGGTTACACGAACACCTGCTTGTCCCCAGTGTATTCTTTTGTAAGAACCGTCAGGTTGGCGAGCGCACTTGGTCCATTTCTTACCTTTTCTGTCGCTGCTGGCTTTTTGTGTGGGTCCAGTGCATTTGCTGGATTTCTTTTCCATGATCTCAATTAGGTCAATGTCAAAGTCGTCTTGATCAAATTCTAATGATTCCAAAATTGATGATGCTACTTTATCAAAATTCATAACTTTATTTACCATTAAAGCTAAATAATTTGCATGGGAAAGTTATTTGATGAAATTTTTGAAAGCGTGGTGTCTCGTTATGAAGCTGGAGGATATCTTCCCGGAGATGTCGTCAAATTCAGATCCAACTACAAGACCTGCGCTGCTTATAAGGCAATGTCAACCGATATGCAACGAGAAGTTGACGATTTGGCCAATTGTAAACTGAATATAATGGTTGTTCAAGTTGGAGACAAGCTTTCTGGTGCAAGTGCTGGTAATCAATTAAAAACCGCTGATAATGCTGTTATTACAATCGCTGCTGATCAAGGTGGTGGTCGTAATTACGGTAGAGTCACTGTATCTCCTGAAATGATTGATCGTGCATACACAGATACCACAAATCTTCCACCAGTTCCTGATGAATGGAAGAGAAAAGATAACATTAATATCAAACCAAAACCAGTTGAAGATTTTAGTGATGCTGATAATCGCAAGACAGACAAAGGAAATGGTAAAAACACGCCAACCAATCTTAAGTTAGCAGGTGAAAGCACTGTTATGAGAAAAGATATGGATAATCTTGCTGCGATATACGAACAGACAATCAACTGATTTTATGTATAAAGATGATTTAATATTGGGAGATCTGTATTTAGAAAGCGCACAAGTTTCCAATTTAACACCAGATCAACAGCAAAAATTAACATCTTTTGTTGTAGATTTGGTTGTAAAATCAGAAAAAGGTGATGAAGAAGCTCTAAAAATGCTGGCTATGTCACCTGAAGAGTTAGTCGCTTCATTAGAATCACAAACAGGAGAGGTTCAAACCGAAGCGTTTGAAAATATAAGAAGTAAAGTCGGGGGATATTTTGGGGGGACTGGATCTATTCAAAAAAGATACGAATTTTTGACAACAAATTTATCTAAAATACTTTGGGAATTGTCGGAAGACATCAAAACTACCCGAAGTGAAGAAGCAATATCAAAATACAATGCACTTCAATCTCAATTAGTTAATCTCGATCCAGCTTTAACACCAGCACCCGGAAAATTTCAAAAAGCTGCATATTCTGTAGGAAAAGGTGTGGGAGCGGTTGGCAAAGTGTTAGCCGCTGGTGCTTTGGCAAAATCATTATTGACTGTTGGATTGCCGATTGTTGCAGTTGGTGGTATCATGGGGGGTGTGATGAGTGTTTTAAAAAATGCACAAAACACAAGAATGTCAACAGCTGAAAAAATTAAAAAAGCGCTGGTTTCAGTTGGATTAGGCGCTATGACAGCATTTGCAATGGGGGAACTTAGAGATTTGATAGGTGGTGATGCATCCGATGTTGGAAATGCATCCAATGCCAATTTTCAAGACACAAATACATTCTTTGCTGATAAAGAATTGGTAAAATCCGCAGTTGAAGATTATCTAAAAAATTTCCCAGATGCCAGTAATGTTCAAGTTCTTGATAATGGCTACATAACATATGATACTCCTACCGGGGTTTCATATATACAATTGTCAGATTTGGAAACGCAGGTTGATCAGATTATATCATTCAATCGCCCACCGGGTAACACATTAGCAGGTTATATTGCAGATCAAATTCAATAGATTACACGATGAAAAATTACGATAAAATGAATCTCCAAGACCTTTATGAAGAAGGCATCATGGATAGAATTTCAGCACAGGCTAAAGGATTCGGTGCTGGGATTAAAGGATTTGTATCTGGACAAGGATATGGAATGTCAAAACAAAATGCTCAGGTTGACAGTTTAATGAAATCCGCTGTTCAAAAGATGCTGGTAGAGATACAAAAGTTTGAAAATGACGCTAGATCATATCCTAATGTCAATCCGCAACAAAAAGCTCAAAATGATGTTGTTTTAAATAACGTCGCAAATATTAGAGCTATTTTACAAAATATATAACAATATTCTAAATAATAATATCATGAGTAGATTTACCAAAATTGATTCGATGCTTATCTCAGAAGCATATTCCGCCCAGCTATTAATGGAGTCCGCTCCATACATGACAATCGCTGAAATCCAACGCAAATTGCCAACCATGACAATTGCAGAAGCTCAACTTATTGAAGAATTATTCGGTAAACTGGGTCAAAAGATCGGCCAAGTTGGAGCAGGTCTTGGAAACCTCGCGGGAGCCGCAGGAAGAGGGCTTAAATCAGCAGGACAAGCTGTTGGAAGCGCGGTTGGAGGA